GCCATGTCGCGCGCGGCCTGCGCGGCCTGCGCGCGCTCTGCCGCAGCCACTTCCTCGTACCTCTTGGAGATGTCGCCACGCGCAGCGGCCGCCGCCGTCTCGGCATCCGCCAGACTTGCATTAGCCGTGGCGACAATCTTGGCGGCCTCGGCCTTCGCCGCCGCGATCAGTTCTGTTGCGACCAGCTTGTCGTCGGCCGCGCTCTGGCGCGCCTCTGCCGCCATGGCCTGAGCGGCGGCGGCCTCCGCTGTTGCCTTCTCCGAGATGGCGCGCAGCTCGTCCGCGACCCTCTTGAACTCCTCCGGTGAGGCCATTGCACGAAGAATTGCCTCCATGTGGCCGGAGCCCGCAACTCCGGTGGCCGTGCCCGCGATTGCCGCGCTCATGGTTTACCCCGCCTGCGTGATGGTGAAGTCCAGCGTGCCGCCGCTAGACGAATTGATGACGCAGCGAACATACCGCACGGGGAACGCATAGTTGCTCGATGCCGTGGCAGTCTGGGCCGCCAGCGTGGGATGGTTGATCCAGGTGATGCTCGACGGCGCCCCCCCAGAAATCAGCAGCGTCTCGATGTCGGTGGGGCTGTCCTGCACCGTCCAACTGATCGTGGACCCGACGACACCGTAAAGCGCGTAGTTCGCAGGCGCCGTGAACACACCACCCAGATAAGGACGAGAGCTGCCAGTAGATCCCGTGCCAACCGACGTATTGGTGCCAACCGCGCCATTGACCGTGACCGACGTGACAACCCAGAACTCCTGCGTGGTGTTGACCGTATTGGCGTTCGGGCCGGATCTGGTTTCCGTGACGCTCCTGCCGTAGATGTCCAGCCCGGCTACCGTGAAGTTGACGCCAGAGATGTTACCGGCCGATGTGAGCGAGATGACGCGGCCAAAGCCCCCGGTGATCGACGCGCGGTTGGCCTGACCATACGGATTGTTCGCGTTGGCGAGCGTTCCGTTGATGGTGAAGCTGCCGGATCCCGCAGTCGTCTGCAGGGCGCAGATGGCCGCCGTGTCGGATGCTGCAAAGCTGAATGTCGCGGGCCGCATGTCTCACTCCGCCGCTTGGACCGACGGATGCTGCGCCTCGCGCGCGCGCTCCGCAAGCCACTGGCCGTAGGCACCAGAATACACCTTGCTGCCCACATGGTCGATTGCGCTATGCGGGTCCACATAGACCTTCCCGCCCAGCGCGCGCCAGCGGCGGCAGAACGTGTAGTCCTCCGAATATTCGCGGTAGTCCTCGATCGTGTTCTCGAACAGGTTGACGACCCACTGCTGGCTGCCGGGGTCGAAATACCGGCGATCCTGGTGCGCTTCAGCCATCATCTGAATGGCCTTGCGGCTGAGAACCATGAACCCGGAACCGACTTCCTGTGCCTCAAGGAACCCCGTCTGTGGGCATGCCACGGCCGGCGGACCCTCGAGGTTGATGCAGAAAGACACCGGATCCTGCTTGCGGGGGCCAGCCACCGCCGCCACGTCCTTTCCGGACGCGAGCAGGCGCAGAAGCGCGTCGGGCTTCCAGCCCATGTCGGCGTCGATCATGCACAGATAGTCGGTGTCCGAATCCATGAAGCGCCGGACGATCTGGTTGCGCGCGCGATGCACGAGCGATTGATTGGCCAGCGTCAGAAACTCGTAGCCGATGCCGTATTCCAGCAGCACCGGAATCGTCGCCATCATGGACTGGACGTACTGCTCGGTCAGCATCCCGCCATAGCACGGCGTCGCGATCGTGACCTTGACCTTGCTCAGATCGACCATGCGCGTCGTATTTTGGTTGAGCAGCGGCGCGAGACGGGTGACCGTCCGATGGCGCTCAAACGTCTCCCACGCCTTGAACCGGCGCTGGTCTTCCTGCTGCCGCGCAAAATTCAACTGATAACTCGCGTCCCAATGGGCGCCGGAGCCTTCCTTCATGGGATGACGATGCTCGACCATCACATCCATCAGGACCGACCACAGGCCGCTGTCGCGCCCAACGGCTTCCCACACGTCGTCGATGAACTGGTGCTGAAAACCAGGAGGCGCCAGATAGCCCATGAGTTTGACGACCTCGCCCCCAAACACGACCGCGCCGTGAATGCGCTGCGGTGCCTGCCAACCATCGTTGCTCGATACTATGCGCGTGCGGCCGGCTTCCTGGACAAGGCGAGTGTCCCAGCCGGCCGTCACGGGCACTTGGTCGTCGGTGATGATGCCGTACCAAGGGAGCGCCGGATACGTGGCGTGAAACCACCGCATCACGTCGCCAAGGCTCATGTCCTCCGAGCCGTAGACAACCTGCCAGTTGGCCGGAATTTCCAGCGACCGATACGCCTCCTGCATCGGTCCTGCATTGACATGGATGATACCCGGCGTGGACATGCCGGTATCGACGCAAGCCGCGAGGACCGTGCGGAGATTGTCAGGCCGCGCGTGGGTCGGAAGCAACCACATGCGCGGTTAACCCGACCAGTACTGAGCCTGCCCGTAGAGGCCGGTTTCGGTGTCCGGATCCTTGACGAAGACGAATGCGCGGAACACGAGCGTGCCATCGGCCGGCGTCTGCAGGGCATACGTGCCGCGCACATCGCCAGTCGTTGCCGTCGCCGGGCTCGTCGTCACCGCCGCCGTGAACCCCGTCGACGCCGTGATGACGGCGTTGTTGAAGTTCATGATGACGTCGCCAAAATTGGCGACCTTGTACGGGAAGCCCAGCGTATCCGCCGTGCCGATCGAGACGCCCGACGTGGTATTGCCGTCCGAGGCGACCGACTTGATGTAACGGATGGCCTTCGTCGTCGTCGTGGACAGACCCGACGTCGGACCCGAGAACGAGATCGTCATCGGCGCACCAGGGCCGCGGGTGCCATCCGTGAGGACGGTTTCCTCGTAACCCTGCACAGTCAGCGTCGTCGCCGTGACGGTGCCGATCTGGCCCGTGGCCGTGATGCAGCGCGCCACCCCGAGGTCGTAGTACGTCGTTCCGTTGATCGTCGTCGTCGTCACGCCGGAGCCGGCCTGCAGCGTGAAGTTGGCTCCGGAGACGGTCTGGTCAGCCGCAAGCGCCGTGGCGGACAGAGCGGCCGGCGTCACAGCAAACACGTAGATGGGCGACATCGCCGCGCCATTCGTGCCGTTGGACGTCCGGAAGACCTGTCCGGTGCGGTAGTTGTCGGAAACGTGGGTCATGCCTGATCTCCTATCGGTCCGTGGTCAGATCAGGTGGAACCCTGCGAGCCCCACGCACCGCGGAAGTTACTGACACCAAAGGAATAACGCTCGATGGCCTTCACCTTTAGATTATCGTTGTCGAAATCGGTATAAAGATCAATCTCCAGCGGCTCTCGATCATAGTACTTGAACGAGTTGTCCGCGTCGGTCAGCAGGTACCACGCATTGTCGTCCGTGAGGAACTGGTTGACCCGGTAGCCCTGCGGAACGGCCGACGTGTTGTACAGCGCGTTGATGTCGTTGTTCGCCGTGCCGGTGCGGAACTGCGAGTTGAGGATGCGGTCCGCAGTCCACTGCAGCGGCGTCGGGACGATGAGCTTCTTGGGCTTCGTCATGACGCGCAGGCCGGCGACGTCCTTGAAGCGCTGGACGCCCGTGATGGCATCCTGAAGCGACGTCTCGTTCAGGTCGGCCTGCACCGTAAAGGTGTTGGCGACCGTGCTGCCGTCGATCGGGTGCGTCGTCGAGAACAGCGGCTTGCCGTCACCGATGGGATAGTTGGTGTCGAAGCCGTTGTTGAGGACGGAGGCGCCGAGCACTTCCTTGGTCTGCAGAAGCGAGCGCTTGAGCGCGGCCTGCTGCAGCGGGAAGCGGGACTTGTACAGGTTGTCCTTGATGGCCTGACGGGTGATGATGAACCCGATGCCCACGTAGCGGTGCACGTAGTTCGTGACGTACCGCTGGCCCATCGTGTCGAATGCGATGCTCGCGCCTTCCTGCTTGATCTGCGCAAGGCCGAGCATCTTCATTTCGACTTCGATTTCCACCGCCTTGTCCGACGTGTGGCGCTCGTAGATCTCCGTCCACTGCGACGGATACATGGGGTAATCCCCAAACACGGCCGCGAGACCGGGGC